ATTCCGAATTTACAGCTCTATATTGATCTTGACTGTAAAGCTCAGTATTATACCACATTGAATTAATAGTTCCAACTGTCGTGTCCAGCAGAATTGATTTATCAATAACTTTAATCTTCTTTCCTACACGAGCAAAGATGGTAAACCAATAATCGCTACCTTCGGGTTTAAATTCAACTGCCTGTAGGGCACCTTTAACGTGGCTTGAAATACAGCTTTCTGGATTTTTCATGAGTCTATCATGGTCCCAGGAAAGAGCATCGCTACACGTTAGATAACCAGCTCTACACTTTACGATAAATCTAAAGCTACCCGTTGAGTATTGACTTAGAATATCAACAGTAGGAAGCTTTGCAATATTAACTAGATCTTTCATACGTATTATTCTTTAGCGTTATTATACCACTACTTCTCAAATAAATAAAATAAAACATTGAAACAATGAAAAATTTCAAGTCAATCGATCGCATTCACGAGTCTCACGACATGGGAGTTATATCTCCAGAAGTATTGTCAATGACTGTTGGAGATCTATTAAATAAGCTGGAGTCAATGGACACTCAGGACAGCGCTGAATATGAAATTATTGAGGACGCAATCAAGTCTTTAAGCGATAAACTAGTTGGGTACGATAATGATTCATTTGATGTTTACGGAGACGGGGTTGAAGTTGATAATGAATACGGTGATTTTGAGATAGAAGGAGATGACAATGATGATTTTCCTACTTTCGGAGACGCTGAATCAGATAGCTTACAATCCCAGGAAAGAGATTCACTTAACGACTTTACATTCTAATGAGATACAAAGGCTTTAAAAAATATTTAAGCGAGACCATAGGTGCAGTAACCATGGTCAGAAAACCAGCTGATAAATTAAATGAGCCAGATCATAGGGTTGCCGTTCCTAATATAATTCATACAAGTAGGGCAAGTGCAGTACCCACACATTGGAATAATTCACCCTTTATGTCAGGTGGAAATTATGGAGCAGGAGCTCTTAGTTTTGGAAGTAATCCCAAGATGGAAAAGAAAGTTATGACATACAAAGAATTTATTAAGATAAAGAATAGTATTCGCAAAAATAAAAAGAAGAAAAATGGCTAATTATGTAGATTCCTTTAAATCATTTTCTAAGAAGTCAACCGCAGTTGAAGAGCAACAAACGGCTCAGGCTCCTATTAATGTACCTGCTGAATTTCAAGCAGATCAACAAAAGATAAATGATTTAAATAATACGATAGCAGCAGCAGAGCAGGATCTTGCTCAAAAGAAAGCAGATTTAAACAGGTTAACGCAGGAACTACAGAATAAGATTTCGGCTAAAAACCAACAGGTTGCTCAGGCAACAGCACAACAGCCAGCTCAAACTCCACCGACAGTATAATGAAGAAGGAAGTTAAGACATATGATGAGTTCTTAAACGAAAAGGAGCAGCATGTTGTTTATCCTACAAACTTTGCTGGGATGGTACAAGGAGCATGTTCAAGCATTCATAGTCAAATTATGGCTATTGCTAGAGAACTAGCAGGAGAAAAAGAAGCTAGAAACCCTTATAGATATAGTGGAGCTGATAATAAAACCGGAGAAGTAAGTGAAGTAGATATAGCAAGAGCAATCAACTTGATATTTCATAGTGATTGGAAGAAGGATCTGAAAGCCCAAGATATTAGAGGATGGGTAACTAAGTGCATTGATAGGGCTCAAACACACGACGATCGAGCGAGTAAAAAGAACCAAAGAGCGATGAGATTCGCTCTAGGAGATGAGGATTCTTGGAAGACTGATCTTGGAAAACAGGGATTCAGCAGAAATAACGACTAATTAAATGAGTGAACAAGAATTAATAGAAGACATTAATAATGAGATTACCTACTCAGGTATGCTTCCTTATTCTCTACCGGAAAAGGAACTAAAGCGTATCATTGAGAATGATTCTAGATATTTCTATGATAACTGGAGACATGCGGTCGAGCCAAGATATTTACTGCTCCCAACTGACATGTTTAAGACTGAGCAATTTAAGGTTAGCAGAACTATTCAGATGCCAGATTGTGTTCAATTTGTTACTGATTTAAAGGAGGCAAAAGGAGCATCTATATTTGCGACAATCGATAGAGATTTTTCTGAGCAGAAATTCATTGGATCAGAGGTATATCTTACTCCATTCATGGGTGAATCAATTATGTATAGAACAATCATGTTCTCATTCCTGGATTTAACCAGAGGGCTTATCTTAGATACTATTGCATATGACTACAATAGAAATACCAATTCACTAGGAGTTGTCGGAAGGACTCCTAAGGTAAACGCAGTCGCTAAGATTTTAAAGAAGATAGATAAGGATAAATTATTCGAAGATGAGTTATTCCAGAGATATGTGAGAGCACATTCCAAAGTTAGACTAGCTCATATGCTTCAAACTTTTAACTATCAACTTCCAGGTGATGTGACTATTAATTATCAAAATATGGTGACCACAGCTGAAAAGGAAATGGAAGAAGTTAAAGCAATGATGAAGGGAGAAAATACAACAGATTGGATGCTGTTATACAGACAATAATATGAAAAACTTTATTTTTAAATACGAACAGTTTGTAAATGAGGCCGAGTCCTCTCGTGGAAAATTCTTTCCTAGATTAGGAAACTATGTTGAAAGCGATTATACTCCACATTGGAAGGATACTCCTCAGAGATACAGAAACCTAGCAGATCATCAAGCACTAGGAGTCTTAAGATTCATATGGGAAGCTGGAGAAAAGGGTAGAAAGATGGACGAGATAAAAAGATTTTATTTTGGCCGAGGAGATATGAAAGGTAAGAGATATAGAATTGACTACGGAGACTGGAGTCCAGAAACGGGAACCCAGATTGATTTTGAAGGAGAACGAGAATATGATCCGACAAAAGATCGAGGAATGGGAAGTACTCTATTCTATGGCAGCGACTACTGGGGAAAACAAACCGGTATACTCAATGCTCACTGTGATAAGAATGCTCAGGGAAACTGGGTACTTACAGATAAGAAACTAAAAAAATATTTTGATGCAGTTAAGATGTCAGATCTTCTAGATCCTGAAGAATTTGATGCTCTTGACCAGCTAGGAATGTTCGACTAAATGGCAAACGTTAGAGACTTTTACATGAGAGACGAGAATGATCCTCAGTTTAGAGCAGATCAAATCGAGGTATACGATGATGTGGAAGCTTGCATCAGCCAAATTAGAATGACGCTTCTTACTAGAAAAGGAGAAGTATTAGGAGAACCTAACTTTGGTCTAAATCTAGAAGGATACTTATTTGATTTCGAATTAGATCCGTTCGGTCTTTCAGACGAGGCACAAGCTCAAATTAGTTCATATGTTCCAGAATCTAAGAAGAGAAGAGTAAGTGTTACTCCTTCCTACACTCTAGATGAAAGAGAAAGAAAGCTATATGTTCTTAAGTTTACAATAGACGGTAGAAGAAATCCTTATGCGATCCTTTATGATCACTAATAATTTATCTCTAATTTCTTAGATTTTGCTACTCTTTTAAGAGCAATTAGATACAAATCACATAGATCCATGTGCTTCGTGTCACGTCTAATTTCAGAGGCTTCCTTTAGGACTTCCAATCTTATACCATTTCGCTCATTTTAAGGAAGAGTATACATTTTCAGATTTTATATATGTTGCCTCGTACACTGATTTTCCCGGTACTAGGGGAGATGGCATGGACCATTTACTTCTAAGATTCCTATGAGCCATGTTATACTGCGACAATCCCCTATTATGATGTTCAGGAAAGTGATTGTCGCTGTGATGAATTATAACCCGATCTACTACTCCAACTTTATATCCTAATGAATGAGCATACATACACATGTCTATGTCTACGTGGTCCTGATCATCGTTTAACCCGGTGTCAAAAACGTAATCCCCGATCTTTTCGGTATCTATTACTAAAAAGTAACCAGGCAGCCATCCTTTATCGTAAACTTTAAGTAAATGTTTTCCTGGCTTGTAATTTGGATTGTAAGTTTCATGTGTTCCTGCTATGACCCAACCTTTCATTTTCATGATATTGATTGAGCGCCAGACAACATCTTTCTCTAAAACTTCAATGTCATCATCCATCAACACAACATATCTTTTACCTGAAGATTTAGCTAATTCCCAAACTTGAGATAAGTTTGAACCTACAAGCTTCTGATCTACACTTATAACCTTTTGGTAAGGTAGCTTCTTAAGAGAACCTAATAAAGAATCTAAATATTTTCTACGATGCGTAGCGATCGCCAAGACTACATCGTCTCTATAATCGTTCTCTACCTTCTGTTTGATTT